ATCAGATCCCTTACCTTTAGTGTTTGCAGTGGCAAACACATTGAATCCATTCTTAGGAACAATATGCTTACCAATTTTCTTAAGGAACACACCCTTGCCCTCAAGAATAGATTGCAAACACATAATTTTATTGGAAGCAAGGTCAATCTCATCTAGGAGAAGGATTGCACCACGTTCCATTGCTTCAACCACAGGTCCATTATGCCAAACAGTTTCCCCATTGACAAGACGAAAACCACCAATCAAATCATCCTCATCAGTTTCAATAGTGATATTGACCCTGATAAGTTCACGACCCAATTGTGCACATGCTTGCTCTACGCCAAATGTTTTACCATTACCAGAAAGACCAGTAATGAAGGCAGGATAAAACAAACCAGAGGATACAACTTTTTTAATATCACTGAAATTACCAAAGCTGACGAAGGTATCATCTTTTTTGGGGATGAGGTTTTGAATGACTGGAGAAAGGGAGTTAATGGTATCTTTTCCCTCAGCAGAAGGGGAGTTATAAGTTTGCTCTAATTCTTTCACTGTTGCCTCCAGATTCCATTTGCCACGACCAGTTTTATATGCTTGCAGATACTTAGATGCTGTAGCATAAGTGGTATTAAGTTGAGTTGCTACAGACTTAACTGCATCAGCATCAATATTAGTACCAAATTGGTCTTTTAGCAATGTGATAAGTTGTTCTTGCATTGTCTTGGGTTGATTACTTTGTAATTATAGGGCAAAGGGGGGCAAAATGGAGGGCAGAGTAGACACTGCCCCAACTGGCACATCAGGCAATCAATCCAATAAAGGATGAAAGAAGTTTCTTATTTGTTCTCTTCTTAGTGATCATTTTTGAAAATGCAGTTTTGATCTGTGCTTTGGAAGCATCTTCAGGAACAATAAATTCCTCACTTTGAGAAAGTGAAGTTGTTGGAATGACATTGAATTGATCAAATCCAGTTCCATTAAAAGTAATAAATTGCTCCTTTTTGTAAGCAACTTTTACTTTATCATAATCTCCATATTCTCTTCCATACCAGTCATAGCAAGTTTTAAAGTCCCTATTGCAAACAATTCTAAAATTGATGAAGTTGACTGTAGGAAACTTATCCTTCAGTGTAGACAGAAGAACTTTAGAATACTTAGGGAAGTTTCCATATTCATAAGGAGAATAGATTCTGCCATTCTTTCTATTGCGAATGGTAGTGCTAAATGTTTTGGTATATCCAATGTACTCATTAGAAATTCCATTTTTCTTTTTAACTGTAGTAGAATTTACATATCCTTCACCATCAGTCAAGAAAACTACATTAACTTTCTGAAGTTTATTCTTTCGCTGGAAATCTGGAATGAGTGCATGAAGTGCAAGCATAGTATCCCCAATAGGAGAACCTGAAAGATCAAGATGCCTAGGAGCAGCACCACTTCTGTTCTGGAAAGCAGTACAACATGCCCAGATATGCTTCATCTGCTCATCCAATTGACTGCTATTAGTTTTGCTACTGAAGAAATTGAGAAGTCTAAAAGAATTCTCAGGAGCAACAACACCTTCAACTTTCTTATAAATTGGAGGATGATTTGGATGAATTTCAACATAAGAATTACAATCCACAGTGAAAGCATACACTTCAAAGGGAATGTTAACTTTTCTACAGAACCAGATCAAATTATACATTTGCTTACAGGTATCCAGAATCCAATCAGACATAGATCCTGACCAGTCAAGAATAAAGATTAGACCATGATTCTTACCATCAGGAATCACAGAAATCTTTCTAAACAGATCTTCATTATACTTGTAAGTATGCAACTTGGAAGTATCAAGAACACCAGTTCTTGCAGTAGAAGAACGAGCATATTGATCTGCAGACTTCTTACACTCAAATTCTTTCACCAGATAAGAAACTTCTTTCTCTGCAGATTTTTTATACTTTGCATACTCTGCATTTGTTTCTTTATACCAGTCTTTGATCCAAGTTCCTGACTGATAGTATTCCTTACATTTTGAATGAATGTAATCATTAGGAATAATCACATTTTCTAGAATAATCTCAGGAAGTTCTACATAATTGTTTTCTTGACCATACTTATCAGTAAGATCTTGTGCCTTTTCTTCAAATGATTGAGAAGTCTTAGACTCAAACTCTCCATGCTGATCACTAGGTTCACTACCACCACCAGAAGGTTGTTCCTGATCCATAGTTACTTTCTCATCACCTTGAGATTCACCATCAGTAGAAGAAGATTCCTGAGAACCTTGCTCAACATCCATAGATTGCTGAGGTGAATCATCAGAATCATCAGGAATTTCTACTTCTTCTCCACCAACTTGACCATTGCTCTGAGAAATTTCAGGAATTTCATTCAGTTTCTTACGAGTATACTTAAGGAAATTCACAAGTTCTTGAGCAGTTTCAAGAACTTCTTTAAATGTTTCCAGTTTACTAATACGAGTCAGAAACTCATTCTCTTCATCACTGAAGGCAATGTTATGAAATGCACCAATCTTAAAGTAAAGATTAATACGATCAATCAGAGAAAGTTTATCTAGATCTTCATCCTTAGTGGAGAAGAAATCATCATTATTAAGTTCATTATAACCACTATAGAAAGTTTTGGAAAGTCCAGGATATTTCTTCTTCATCAGACGCTCTACACGAACATCTTCAATCACATTGACAAAATCCTTAGGAACATCAGGATAATCAATAGTCCAATCAATGTTGTCAGTGAACAGAGCATGACCAACCTCATGACCTACAAGAAGGTCATAAACAGTTGCAGATGCTTTATCCCACATAGGGAGAGTCAGAACCCTACGATCTACATCAAAGCAAGCAGTGGAGACTTTTTTATGTTCAACAATAAGGTTCTCTGTTGCCAGACATTTGGCAAGAGAACCTTTAACTTCTAGATTGACTGGCATCTGTACTTTTTTGACTGTCCTTATAGGATAGCATAAAAAAAGGGGGACACCACTCCCCCTTAGGACACCAAGTTAACTGTCCACCACCAAGGACAGGTCTAAGATTCCAAAGATACAAGAATCTTGAAGACTTTTACATAGTAGCATGTGGTCTTGGGGATGTCAAGTTGACAAGAATTAAAACCATGAGTAGGATCACTCTGTCAGGTTTCAAGATTAGTTGTATCTTTAAGTATTAAAGAATCATCATAGATTTAATTTGTTCATATAACTCTTTATACTTCCTGAGTTCTTGAAGTTCAGACTCAAGTTCACTTGCTCTAAAATTATTAGAGTTTGACTTTGTTGAATTATTAGGATCAAATACTGTTCCTAAGAAGTTAGTTTCATTAACTGCTATTCCTTTTACTGAAGCATTCTCAAGTCTAGCATTTTGTAGATTTGCACCTTGCAAATCAGTATTGTCAAGATTTGCATTAGTTAGATTTGCATTTTCTAATTTTGCAAACCTAAGATTAGATCCTTTTAAGTTACATCCTTCAAGATTTGCATTTTGCAAATTAGCACCTTGAAGATTTACATATTGTAGATCTTGATGACTTAAATCAACTCCACTAAGATCTACTCCAGGTTTAATTTCATAATTACCAATTCTCATAATTTTCTCCTATGTATTATTGTGGTTTAACAGGCCAATCTGGATGGATTTCTCCATTATAAAAAGCAACAACCATTGGTTTTGGATCTGTGATAACATCAGGAAGATCTCTGAGTTGTTGTCTATAAACAGACCATGCAGTTTTCTGTTCTTCTGTTAAAGAAACATCTGAAAGTTGGGTCCAATCACATCTCAAAAGAAGTTCATCCCTAATTGCTCTCAGTTCTGCCCAATAATCTCTTGCTGCTTCTGCTGCCTCTGCTGCAGCAATATCAGCATCAATTCTTCTTTGCTTTTCTTCATAAAAAATATCTACTATCCCTTGCCATTGACCCAGTTCAGTAAATCTTTCATTAAATGGTTTTGGACCAAATGGACCACCTTCAGGTTTAAATTCTAATTCTCCACCATACTCTTCACCATACCATTGAACGCAATGAATATTATCAGGGATCCAATCTATTTCAACATCAAAAATAGTTTCTTCTCCAACCATAAGACTTTTATCTCCAGGAAAATAAGCCATTCTATTCACAGTCATTACTTTGCTCCTCTTCTTCTCCAGGGGTAATCATATTTATTGGGGTTTCTAATGGAGTTACACTTGCGGGAAGAACTCCAGAAGTTTTCTTTTGTTCCTCAATATAATCAAGATAAAGTTGTTGATTTTGTGCATTAGATCTCACAACTTCATTTCTGAAAGATTCAACTGCAGCACCTGCTTGTCTTGCCTGTTGAGATGTTTCAATCTGAAGCATTGGCAACCAAGTTACAGCACATCCCCAGTTATCAACCATTTCTCCCGTATTTGGATTCATTCCTCTTACTTGAGTGTACCAACTGCACTTAAGACCAATACACTTCTTCTTAATTAAGGGGCAAAAGTCCCCTGGTTTCATTTGATGCATAATTCTTTTCTCCTATTCAAGATGCATATCTACGAAGTATTTGTGTTTTCAAATTATTTAAAAGAAAATAAGGATCATTTAAGGCACTAATACAAGTTGATAAATGAACTGAATGCTCATTTATAGGTAACTTATCTTGAATATTACCTAACTCTCCATGTATAAACCTAATAAAAGGATCGGAGATTAAAGATTTTGTCCAAAATACAGAAACATATCTAGTTCCCCTTACCACCTTATTAACTCTGTGAATGGTTCCAGTTGAATAAGTAACTGCCCACCCAGCATCAAGTTTAATCTTTTCTTCATCCTCTCCACCAATATATAGACACAATTCACCACCATCATATTCAGATGGGTCATTCAAAAATACAGTAGTGCTATAGTCACCATTATTCCAATTATCAAAGTGTGGATTATAGTATCCACCAGAAACTGTTTTGGAAATAATATTTAAATTTGTATTACTTGGGGAAGTGAAATTATGGAACCCTTTATCACCATCCAAAGATGACATAATCATGTCATTAATTGTTTGAGAAAACTGTGGGTTATTTAATTCTACATTACTTTTAACACTTTTAGTTCCACCACCACTATACAAACCATCATTCCAAAAATTATGTTGATTTGACTCATTAATTATATCATGAACTACTTTTAATTGCTCATGATCCAATACTCTTCTCACATAATATTGCTTCATAC